CTCTCTATTAAGAATAAAAGTCTATAAACTCTATTCTTTGGGAAATTAGTTGTATCAAATACTAAATAATTTCCAGATGAATTACAATTTATCTTACTATAAGTAGAAAAATCTATAATTTTCTTCTTTGTAATTTCATCTCTGATAGCATAATAAGAAGTAGTTGGTAGATAATTTACATCTAAATAAGAGAATGAATTGGAAAAAGTTTTAGTAGGGTATTTTTCTCTACCAATTACCTTAATTTTAACCTTACCACCTTCATAGTAAGCAGGTTTTAATTCTTTACTCTTTACTGATATAGTTGATGCGGTTAATGGTGATAATGAACCGGTAGAAAAAGAACCAGATGTATCATCCCACCCCAATTTTAATAAAGGTTGATTTATAGTATTCGTTTCTCTTGAATAGAAATTCATTATACCATAATCCAAAGATGATGATTCCGCTGATTCTAAATGCTTTAATACTAATCCATTATTTTCCGAACCTGTCCAATAATCATAAATGGATTTAACATCCATATCAACATCTAAAGTTTGATATGTAAACGCCTGTGTACCAAAAACCGATGATGTTAATATATAAGGTTGGTCATTCCAAGTAATTCCATCATTTGTATCAGGAGTATAATGAAATGTACCAATTCCCATATTCCAACTGGATGTCACTGGATATGAATATAATGAAAAAGTCGCTGGCATTTCCTCCGCTTCGGTTAACTTCAAACACATTGTAGCGGAAGAAGCTGTCACATAAGTAGGAATATTAGATATATCAAATTGTATAAAAACTCTAGCATCATCCTTTTCTTCAAAACGAGAATAATGTTTAGAAACCGTCAAAATTTCATCTAACCCCGTATTTTTGGTTTTATATAGAGTATAAACTGTTGCATCTTTTGATGCGGTTACAAAATGTATCATTATATTGCTCTTCCTTTAATATCTTTATCAGGAAACTTAACTTCAAATATAGAAGGATCCAATGAAGGATATATTATCTTATTTTTAGTAGCTCCCTTAATATCATAACTATTTCTTGCATATGAACCACCACACTTATTTACTATTTCTAAATTTTGTATAGAAGCAAGTGTTAATTCAATATCACTTAAATTTATAGTTTGATTAAATTGCCAATTTTCTATTGCAAAGAAACCTTTTATTTCTTCTATACATCTAAGTACAACTTCTCTAGTATTATAATTTTTATAAACTGTCACATCGAAGTTAACACCTATATTAATTATAAAACCATCTATAATATTAACACCATCGGTTAACATTCTAAATTCATTTAGATACGTTTTAAGGTTTTCTTTAACTGCTCTATTAAGAGGTGTTAAATTTCCGTTGGAATCATATCCCAATGAATATAAATTGATTGCAAATGGATTAATTAATTCAGCACTTTGTGTAGTTTTCTTAACAAACTCTCTAACATTTTGCTTCATTTCATTGGTGGTTGGTAATTTACCACCTTTCGCTAATGCTGAATTTACAATACTTCTAGCCAATTCAGCGAATTCCGTTACATTATCAGTTTGATTCAAAATAGCTTCCGGTGAATTAGCATTTAAAGAATTATCTCCTATTGCAAATACTTTAGAAACTGAACCATATTTAGTTGGCATTGAAAGTGCTCTAACTTGATAATCTTTAGCGGTTACGGCTCTATTTTGAGATGCGTAATTGGCTAAAGCGGTTTCTCTAATTTCTTCAATTGTATCAACTCCTCTACCACCTTTAGCAGGTATTTCATTTTCAACTGCCACCGATTGTTTAACAAACTGATAAACCGATGCATCTAATGTACTAAGTGTAGGAATTAAATCATCATCGTAAGCTATCGATGTTATTGTAGTTAAATCTCCTTGTGGAACGTTTGAACTAACTCCTCCTCCCACTAAATAATTGACGGTAAGAGTACTATTAGCAGATGGAGACTGTCCGTATGTTTTTGTTTTTAAAAAATTAGTAGGGTCATATGATTCACTCATTCTATCTATTGAATTATTTAATCCCAATCCTACGTTTTTAAGGTTTGGTATAAGTAATTCGTCTGATAGAGAACTATCCCCTCCTCCAAATTGTATAGATGTAGTAAAATCATCATTTGTTCTAGCTACAAATCTTCTAGAGGTTTTTAATAATTTAAGAATATATGGAACCGTCTCCCCAAATTGATATAAATCAGGATCGTTCTGCTCAGCATTAGGATAATCTATATAAATGGTTTCTTGTGCCAAATAAGGAACTTCATACCATTTATTTCCGTTATCATCTACTACACTATCTATTGCAATTACATCGGTATCAGTTAATTTTATAGATTGGAAAGATTCTGCTGCGGTAAATGTTTGTTCAAATGTTTTTAAGGTAGCTGATATTGCCTGTATTTTCTTTTTAACTAAAAAATAATCAGGAACATTAGTTAGAGTAGTTGTACTATAAACTGTCACCTCTCTATCAGTTGGGTCATTAAAATCTAATGCTTCGGTTGTTCTAAAAGTAATATCCGAATTAGTAGATGATCTAACTGATAATCCTTCATTTATTCTAAGTAAATAATTTCTATCTAATTCACCGGTAGCAGTTGCTTTGCACAATTGATAAACCGATAAAGTAGTAATAGCCGGAGAAGTAGGTTTAGGTCTATATCCTAATAAACCCGCTAATGCAAATACATTCTTTTCTTCACTCGCATACTGAATAAGGCTTTCTCTTAATGAAGTATCGGTATAATATCCCAATACATCACCTATATAAGATGCCATTTCAATGAACATCATACCAGGTGATGTTTCATTAAAATCATTATATGAATTTGGAAAATAGGTTTTAGCGTATTCAACTAGATTATCTCTAAATGAATCAAAATCCTTACCTAAGTAGGATATATCTCTACTATTTCTACCAATTTTCTTATTTGTTACTTTGAATGCCATTATTCGACTACATTAAATGTTATTGATTCCAAATTTTGTTGCCCCGCAACTCTAAATGATAACGAAACCACAAAAGAATATCTATCTCTATCAGTATTTGATTGATCAACTAATATTTCTTCAATAGATACAAACGGCATCCACTCTGATATAGAAGATTCAATTGAACTCTGTATCTCAGTTTCTAACGTATCCGTATTCTGATTAAAAAGGGAATCGTATAAAGATGTACCAAATGTAGGATGCATCAATCTTTCACCTTTTCTAGTTAAAAGTAAGTTCTTTAAATTAGATTTAACTTGATCAATAGTTTGGAACGATTGGTTAAAATACCCTGTCGCACCCCTTTGTAAAGGAAGTGTTACCCCAATAGCTACTCTATCTTGCTCAGGTAAATCTTTAACTAATTTTGGTCCAACTAATATTGCCATTATCTATTTTTATCTTTACTCGCCTTTAAAACAGCTGCACTTCTTGCAATTGCTTTATCTAAAATATCATTACCCGTTGATGCTACTGATTCTTCGAATCCACCTTGATAACCCATTTGTGCATTACCATATCCAATCATTTCAGGTGTTATAGTACCATATTCCCCATCTGTTCTAGAGAAATTAGGTCTAACCGATGTTTCATTCAAAATTTGATTTAACATCGGATTTTTAGTATAAACCCTTTCTTCCTCTTCGTGTCTATCATTATCTAACATAGATAACGCCCTTTCGAACGGATCTTGTTTCTTTTCCGCTAAAGGTTTTTGAATAGGTGTTCTTTTAATTTCTGCTAAGATTTCTTTTCTAACTTGCTCTTTGATTAAAGCAGTTTCCTTCTTAACCTCTTCTTTTACAATAATCTGTATTGCTTTAAAAAGTTTGTTTGTATCCATAATAATCCTTTTGTATGTATAAATATTTAGTTTTGATATTTGGTAAAATATATTTAGCTTCCTAAAGATAATCCAGTACCGAATGACAATCCAGGTATAGTAGGTTTGGATTTTGCCGCTAATATCGCTTGCTCTTCTGCTACAAATTTTCTAGAATACACATCCACTTTAGCTAATCCTTCTTGTACTATAAATCCACTTGAACTTCTACTTAGCAATCGTTCACCTGCCACTGCACTCGTTGCATATAAATTGGCATCCTCTTGAGTTATATTTGTATCACTTATTCCCTTATATTTCCCATGTTTTCTAACCATCTTGGGTAACCTTAGATTCATTAACCACGCGGCTGCTTTTCCAGAGCCATCGGGAGTATTAACTAATTCTGGATTAGTAAGAAATCTTTTATCACCATAACCATCTTTAGAAGCAGCCTCATATCCTGATCTACCGGTAAGTTGAACTAATCCTCTTCCTCTATATTTCATTGCATCGCCAGGCTGATTATTCCCCAATCCTACACCACTATTTTTTCCATATACAACATCTGCGAAAGCACTTACGTTTTTCTTTAGTGCAGTCAATTGATCGGGAGTATATTTTGCAACCCTGGCTCCAAATATACGATAAATTCTATCGTTATCGGTTGTAGAATAATTTATATTTTCATTTATATAATTACCACCGGTTTCTTTCATAACTACTGATTTAACTGCTATAATTAATGCTCTATTTGTAATACCACTCTCAATTAGAGCCTTTTCCAATGCATCCAATCTCTCTTTAACACTTCCTGCAATTATTGGGGATACACTACTATCGGAACCAGGAGGAGCCGCTGCTAACTCAGCTGCAGCCGCTGCTTTAGCCGCTTCCTCTAATAACTTACCTTTTGCAGCTAATTCAGCAGGGTCTACTAATCCTGTAAACTTATTTTTCAATGAATTAAGATATTCAGGATTTGTATTAAATAAATCTTCATAAGCCACTCCCAGATCAACTGGATTCGCGTTAACTGAAAATCCTGCCCAATTTATTATTCCAGGTGCAACTGTTCCGTTAGGAGGGTATAAAGAATCCGTTGTATAAAAACCTGCTATTGTTGATAAATGTGCATTGGCAGCCATTATCAATTTATCCAAAAATGCATCTACGTTATCGACTCCATCTAAATTAAATGGATATGTAACTTGAAGTCCAGGATTTGATACTACACATGCTTTTGTAAGTAGATTACCTGTTGAACCTGGTGCAGGAATTAAAGGTGTAAATTGTTTAGTTAAAGTTGCACCTGCCCAATAATTAATAAACGCATTTGAAATGGCATTTATAATAGGTAGTTGCACAGGTGAATTAGATTGTTGCAATAAAATACCTCTTATTGTATTTTCTAATATTAAAACATTTC